ATACTATAGATAGTTATGTACTTATGGAGGACGACTTATGAATCTCACAGCCGCCACTCTTACTATTGGCACCGCAATGACTCTTTTTAGTAGTTGGACCCTCGGCAGTGTACTACCCTAATGGTCCACCCACAGCAGAAATCTTTCTAACAACCCCATAAATAAAACTGAATATCGTCGTCGCAGACGGAGGGGCAACTGGCCAAATCCAGTTGACGCCCCTCTTTTTTATTGGTAAACTATAGAGGTATTAAAACTGTAAAGATGGCAATCAAACATATTATCTTGAAGTCTGGAGAAAGACTTGTTGCAGACTTGCAAGAAGCATACACTACCAAACTTGATATGGAAGGTAACGAAGTACAAGTTGTTAGTGGATTTTATCTTGGCAAACCATGCTTGGTTAATGTAATTCAACCTGATGAAGGTCCAGAAGGTTTAGAAGGTCCACCTCTAGAGAGGCAACCTGGACCAGAGAAAACTGCGGTTGATATTAGTCTTTATCCATGGATTCCTTTTGGTAAAGGTGAAGTAATTCCTGTTCCTCTTGATTGGGTTGTTACTTATGTCGATCCTGTAGATATGCTTTATGAAATGTATGAAAAAAATGTTCTTGAAGCAACTGAATGGAATGTTGGTATGAACTACAGAGATGAAGAAGATGACTGTCAAAACTGCAGAAATTGATAATGGAAAATAAAGATATTAATGTTGTCATCTTTGAGAATGGGTTAAAATTAATCTCTCAGGTTGAGAGAAAAAAGATGCCTGCTATGTTGGAAAATCCAGATGCTTATGGTGATCCTGATGTAAAACTCACTGAACCTTTTGTTGTAAATGAAGATCTAACTCTTTCTCCTTGGTTGCTCGAATACACTAATGAGAATTGGTTTGCTGTTCATTTTGATAAAATTCTGACTACTTTCGAACCCAATCAACTTCTCCTCCAAAAATACTTAGATCTTATTAAATAATGCGCTTCTACACAAACGTCCAAGTAGTTGGTGATAACGTTCTTGTTAGAGGATATGAAAATGGAAATCACTTTGCAACCCGAGAGAAGTTTTATCCAACACTTTTCGTTCCTTCTAAAAAGAAAACAAAATATAAAACACTAGAAGGTGATTATGTAGAAACTGTTAAACCTGGTGGTATTCGTGACTCCAGAGAGTTTATCAAAAAGTACGAAGGTGTAGAAGGATTTAAAATCTACGGAAACGAGAGGTTTATTTATCAATACATTTCCGAAGTGTATCCTGATGATGAAATTCTTTTTGATACAAAAAATATTAAAATTTCAACAATTGACATTGAGGTTGCATCAGAGAATGGTTTCCCTGATGTCGAATCTGCTGCCGAAGAAGTTCTTTTGATTACTCTGCAAGATTACACTACCAAACAGATCCGCACTTGGGGTAGAGGATCTTTTAATAATAAACAAGATAATGTTATCTACAAAGGATTTGAGACTGAGTATGATCTTCTGAATGATTTTATCAACTGGTGGATGATTGAAGAGAATTGTCCAGAAGTTGTGACTGGATGGAACAGTGAGTTTTACGACATGCCTTATTTGGTTCGTCGTATTGATCGTGTTCTTGGAGAGAAGTTGATGAAGCGTCTTTCTCCTTGGGGACTTGTCACCGAAAAGAAAACTCTTAAAAATCATCGTGATGCGATATATTATGATGTTGGTGGTGTCACCCAACTTGACTATCTAACTCTGTATCAGAAGTTTACTTATAAGAAGCAGGAGTCTTATCGTCTTGATTACATTGCCAGTGTAGAACTGGGACAGAAAAAACTAGATCACTCTGAGTTTGAGACTTTCAAAGATTTCTATACAAACGGATGGCAGAAGTTTGTAGAATACAACATCATTGACGTGGAACTTGTTGACCGTATGGAGGACAAGATGAAACTGATTGAACTTGCGATTACAATGGCATATGATGCTAAAGTAAACTATAATGATGTATTCACTCAGGTTACAATGTGGGATACTATTATCTACAATTACTTGAAAAAGAAAAACATTGTAATCCCACCAAAGACAGCAAATAAGAAGGATGAAAAGTACAAAGGTGCTTTTGTAAAAGATCCTATTCCAGGTGCCTATGATTGGATTGTGTCTTTTGACCTTAATTCACTGTATCCACACCTCATTATGCAATACAACATTTCTCCAGAGACACTCTCTGAAGAAAAGCATCCAAGTGTTACTATTGATAAGATTCTTGAAAAGAAACTAACTTTTGAGATGTATAAGGACTATGCTGTATGTGCTAATGGTGCAATGTATCGCAAAGATGTCCGTGGGTTTTTGCCAGAGTTGATGGATAAGATCTATAAAGATCGCACCATTTATAAAAAGAAAATGCTTGCTGCGAAACAAGATTATGAAAAGACTCCGACTAAAGCACTGGAAAAAGAGATTGCAAGGTGTAACAACATTCAGATGGCTCGCAAGATTCAACTCAACTCTGCATATGGTGCTATCGGTAATCAATATTTCCGTTACTACAAACTGGCCAATGCGGAAGCGATTACGCTTTCTGGTGAAGTCTCTATCCGTTGGATTGAGAATAAACTGAATAATCTTCTGAATAATATTCTTAAGTCGGATGACTTTGATTACGTCATCGCTATCGATACTGATTCTATCTACCTTAATCTTAAACCTTTGGTTGATAAATTATTTGAGGGGAAGGATCAGAATCCAGAGAAGATTGTTTCTGTTCTTGATAAAATCTGTCAAACACAGTTTGAACCTTTTATTGAAAAATCTTATCAAGAACTATCTGATTATGTGAATGCTTATAGTCAGATGATGGTTATGAAGCGTGAGAATATTGCTGAACGTGGAGTGTGGACAGCAAAGAAAAAATATGCTCTGAATGTGTGGAATAGTGAAGGTGTTCAGTATGCTGAACCAAAACTCAAGATTATGGGACTTGAGGCAATCAAGTCTTCTACTCCTGCACCATGTCGTCAGATGATTAAGGATGCTGTTAAGATTATTCTTACTGGCACTAATGATGAAATTATTCAGTATATTGATGAGTGTAGGAAAAAGTTTAATACTTTACCTGTGGAAGATATTGCTTTCCCTCGCGGAGTAAGTGATGTTGAGAAGTATAAATCTTATTCTGACATTTATGTTAAAGGAACTCCAGGTCATACTAAAGCAGTTCTTTTGTATAATCATTATCTCAAAGAAAAAAAACTTACCAATAAATATTCACTCATTCAGAATGGAGAAAGGATTAAATTCTTTTATTTGAAAACTCCTAATCCATTCAGAGAAAATGTAATCGCATTCATTCAAGAATTTCCAAAAGAATTTGGGGTTGAAGTTGATTATGATTTACAGTTTGAAAAGGCATTCTTTAATCCTGTAAATAGTATTCTGGAAATTATTGGATGGGAATCCGAGAAGAGAGGAACTCTTGATTCATTCTTCTCTTGATGTTATACTTGTACTCTACTACTAATTAATATGGATTTTTTAAAAGATATTGTAAAAGAGATCGGAGATGACTATACCAAACTCGCTGCCGATATTGATGAGACTGAAACTTTTGTGGACACAGGTTCGTACATTTTTAACGGACTTTGTTCAGGGTCTATATTTGGTGGTGTATCTGGGAATAAGATTACTGCCATTGCTGGGGAGTCTAGCACTGGAAAAACTTTTTTCTCTCTTGCTGTTGTCAAGAACTTCCTTGATTCTAATCCTGATGGGTATTGTCTATATTTTGACACTGAAGCCGCTGTTAATAAATCTCTACTCGCAAGTCGTGGGATAGATCTTAATAGGACTGTAGTTGTAAATGTTGTGACTGTAGAAGAGTTTCGCAGCAAGGCACTCAAAGCAGTAGATCTTTATATGAAAGAATCTGCAGAAGAACGTAGACCTTGTATGTTTGTGCTAGACTCTTTGGGGATGCTTTCAACTGAGAAAGAGATTACTGACGCACTCAATGAAAAACAAGTTCGGGATATGACCAAATCCCAACTGATTAAGGGTGCTTTCCGTATGCTCACTCTCAAGTTGGGTCAAGCAAACATTCCTATGATTGTTACTAATCACACTTATGATGTCATCGGATCATATGTTCCAACTAAAGAAATGGGTGGAGGTTCTGGTCTTAAGTATGCGGCATCCACGATTATTCATCTATCTAAGAAGAAAGAGAAAGATGGAACAGAAGTTGTTGGAAACATTATCAAGGCAAAGACTAATAAGTCGCGTTTGAGTAAAGAAAATAAAGAAGTAGAAATTCGACTTTTTTATGACGAGCGTGGTCTTGATCGTTATTATGGTCTTCTTGAATTAGGAGAACTTGGTGGAATGTGGAAGAATGTTGCTGGTCGTTATGAATTTGATGGTAAGAAAATTTATGCAAAGCAGATCTTGAAGGATCCAGAAACATACTTTACTCCAGAAGTTATGGAAAAATTAGATGTGATTGCACAAGGACATTTTAGTTACGGAGGTTGATGATTGGAACGAGTTGAATTTTTAATTTTAAAATGCCTCTTAAATGATGAAGAGTATACTAGAAAAGTTCTTCCTTTCATCAAAGAAGAATATTTCGAAGACTTTAATCAGAGAGTTGTATATGAAGAAATTAAAAAGTTTGTAATTGAATATAATAGTATTCCCACAAGGGAATCTTTAATAATTGATGTTGATGATCGTTCTGATCTTAATCAACAGCAGTATGGTGAGATTTGTAATCTCATTCAGAATTTAGATCCAATCAGTGTTGAAAATGATTGGTTGATT